ACTATTTAGATTTATTGGCAATTGTATATACGTATTTATCCGAATTGATACGAAAATTATACGCTATCGGGTATAAATTAAGCGTATCACACCAAAATTATATCATATCGGGTATAAATTTTCCCTAGTAAAATCAAGCGTTTTAAAAATAATTGTAAATAAGTGAAAAATAATTGTTGATAATTGAAACCTTATTTCTATATTTGCATATAACTAATTCAAAAACACAATGAAAAAACAAGAAATGATTCAAATTATGATTGCAGAGGAAAAGCAATTATGGAAAGAAATGATGGAGTGTATTGATAAATTTGGAATGCGTGACCCTTTAACAGACATTGCAGTAGCTAGATGGTCATCAGTTAATAAACTAGTTTGTAAATTAAGAGGAATATGAAAACTTTAAACGAAAATCAAAAAGACATTATTGGAACTATTTTAGCATTGTCTTTATTTTGGCTTGTAATGGGTTATTTTACTGCTACGCAACCAATACACATAAAAACGGATAAAGTCCCGCAAATCGTACAGAAACACGTTCAATCACCTGTACTAGAGAAATACGGAGAGTTAATTACTAAAAACAAATAACTATGAACAAGTTCGAGATAACAGATTACAAGATGCTTCCATTTCAAATGGAGATTGAATACGTATACGAAGAATATTACTACACGGTTCTTTGCGACTTTCAATGGTCGGATGAATGTACAAGCCACTATATTGACTTTACTATTACTCCTTTACATGGTACGTTTTTCCATGAAACAGAACCAATAGAAGGCGAAATTGAAATTACGGAAGAGTACACTGCTTTCCTACAGAAAAAAGTTAAAGAGTTTAGAGATAACACACTTTGGTTATGTGCTGAAATATTAGAAAAACAACAAGATTTAGAAACAGAAGAACCTATAAATTGGCATTACTATGGTATTTAGACTACAACGGATGATTAAGTTTTGGAAAACGAAGTCATCACCTGAAACAATTAGAGGCAGCTTTAACGAAGACCTTTACAAAAGAATATGTGAAATTAAATTTAATCAGCAGTTATGAAATACAAACTAACTTACAAGATAGGACTTGCAACAGTTCAAGAATGGATTTTTACTTCTAAAAGTTTAGCGTACTGGAAGCGACTTGATTTAATCGAAACAGGACGTTTTAACGATGGACATTTTGAAATTAAAGAATTTAGTTTTGGATCATGAAACAATGCTTTCAATGTCGCAGGATGCTTTCACTCGATGAATACACGGACAATAAAAGAATCTACACGCTAAAAACTGACATGGGTAAAAACAGAGTATGTAAGATATGTAACTTTGACCGAGCAGTAAAGAATAAAAGCGTAGTGAGATACGACTACGAACAGAGTAAATTTGTAGTGATTAAATTTAACAACATAGGTGAAGTAGGGGAATACTTCGAAAATAATAATTTGATATGAAAAACGACTTAATAGAACGAGTAACGTACCTAATTGAAAGGGATGAACTGAACAAACGTAACAGACGTAAGCAGCACATTTACAAGAAGTGCTTCTTGATGGCACAACTACGAAAAGAGGAACTAACCTTTAACGAAATTGGAGCATACTTCAATCAGCATCATGCCAGTGTAATCCACAATATCCAAACGCATAAAAATCTAATGCAGTACAATAAAGATGAATACTTGGACGTTGTTAGAGAATATCAAGTGTTCCTAGTTGATTCTAAGTACATCCTGCAACCAAGAAATATCATAGACGATGTAAACAACTGCACAAGCCTTTACAAGCTCCTGAGAGTTAAACGATGGATTGCAGAAGGACGATATAAAAATTTAGAAGACGATGCAACATTATTAGAATAATTACGTTATATTTGTGAAGAGTTGGCTCGACACCATAAACTCAAAAGGAATTATTTACCCTTGTAATGAAACGAAAGTCGAGCCTCGTGGATTTACAGGGGTTTTTTAATGTCTAAAAATTAAGTAAAATGAGTGAATTTAAAAATGATTGGTATTTAGTTAGAATTAACGAAAAAATGGAAATTGATTTAAAACAATTTTATGTATGTGTTTATTCAAATGGATTTATGGAGTCAGAATTTATTAGAGAATTTGGAAAAGATATACCAAGTATTCTGACAGTTGAAAGAGCTATTGAGTCATACAAAGTTATGAATGAACTAAGTTTTAAAAAAGCTATAAAATCATCTCACTAATGAGTGGTTGGATTAAAATTCACAGGCAAATTTTAGATTGGGAATGGTATTCTGATAATAATGCTTTCCGTGTTTTTATGCATTTAATTTTAAAAGCTAACCATAAGGAAAAACGATACAAAGGAATTGAACTAAATTGTGGAAGCGTGATTACGAGTAGAGATATTTTATCTTTGGAAACAGGTTTAAGTGTTCAGCAAATTAGAACTGCTTTAGACAAGCTAAAATCAACCAACGAAATAACCATCGAAACAAGCTCGAAAGGTACTATTATTCAGGTAGTTAACTACGCAAAATACCAACTATCAACCAACGAATCAACAAACGAGCAACCAACGAATAACCAACAAGTAACCACTAACAAGAATGAAAAGAAAGAAAGAAGTATATTTAAAACACCTTCTTTAGAAGAATTAAATACATTCTGTGTTGAGAATAACTTGATTTTAAACGCATCTGATTTTTTAAATTATTACGATTCTAATGGTTGGATGGTTGGTAAAAACAAAATGAAAGATTGGAAAGCAACGGTTAGACGTTGGTCTAAACCAAAACAAGAGTATATTTACGACCCATTAGTAGAAAAAGCGAGAAGAAATGGATATATTGAGTAAAGGTAGTACACAACAATATCTGTTGGACTACAAAGCAGGACGAATTAAACAAGGACTTGGATTAGATTGTAACTTAGATGATAACTTGAGATACAAACCTAAACAACTAAATATTATTTTAGGTCATGACAACGTAGGTAAGACGTATTGGATTAATTGGTACTTTCTTTCACTAGCACTTAAACATGGAATACGTTTTATTTTATGGTCAGGTGAGAATCAGTACGGACAAATTCTACGTGATATGATTCAAATCTATTCAGGTAAGCCATACCGAGAATTAAACGAACAACAAATACTTAGTTACTCAACTTACCTAGAGCAGTATTTTGACTTTGTAGACAATTCCAAACTTTATAAACCTGCTGAGTTGTTTGAGATATTCCGTAAGTCTGATGCTCACGCTTGTTTGATTGACCCTTACACGGGACTTGACAGAGAAATGGGATATGAGGGTAACTACAAGTTTTTGAATGCAGCTCGTCAGTTTGTAAACGAAACAGGTAAGTCAATCTACATAAACACGCATCCAAATACGGAATCAGGAAGAGCAGGAAACATCTATGGAGAACAACACCATTGGAAAGGACATCTTAAGCCACCAATGAAAGACCACATTGAAGGAGGTAAGGCTTTTTTAAATCGTTGTGATGATATGTTTGTCATTCACAGATTAGTGAAACACGAAACAATGAAATTTGTAACTTTGATATCAGTTGAAAAAGTTAAGGACACTGATACAGGAGGAAAGATTACCGCATTGGATGATTTTATTATGTGTGATTTCAATAGTGGATTAGGTTTTACAATAAACGGACAAGACCCATTAAAACCATTTAGACCTAAACCACCAACTCAGGCAAAGATTACGATGGTAGAACAAAAGTTAAATGCAATAAAAGCAAATAATAATTTTTAACTATGGAAGAATACGAAATGTTATGGGAAGAATTAAAAAATATTGAAGCATCATTTGAATTAGAAATAAATGATAAAAGATATATTGATTTTAATGAAGTAATTATACCTAGAACTATAAAATATAAATATGAACATCCTTGTTATGATAAGAATAATGAAATGCACTTAAAAAACCAATCTTATTTTATTAAAGAAGTTAGATTTTTATTTAGTGAAGCAAAAGATTTTGAGATTATCAATGGAGATAAAACACTTCTTAGAATATTGACTTTAGGTAATTTTAATAAATTTCATAAAGGTGATTTATATGAATTTGAATTAGATGATTTTGATATTTTAGATATTTATGTTTGGTTTGAGATATTTAGATTACCAGCAATGTTTTTAACTGATGTAGCTAAATTATATTATAGCAATTCATATCAATATGATGTTCAATACGTGCAACAAAAACCAAAAGTGATTATTGAAAAAAAAATAATTCCAATTAAAAGCAAATCTAAAACATATATAATGAAAGATTCCAATACTGGTTTATACAAAATTGGTAAAAGTATTAATCCAAAATATAGAGAAAGAACATTACAATGTGAAAAACCAACGATTAGTATGATTAAGATATTTGAATCAGATATTGAAAAACAATTACACGAAAACTATTCTAAACATAGAGTTCGTGGAGAATGGTTTGATTTGAATGAAATTCAATTACGTTACATTTGCACTCATTATAACTGAAATTATGGACATAGGATTAAAACTACTTTACATCAAAGGACTAATACAAAAGAATATTTGGAAAGTAAAGCTAACTCGTGAAGATTTAGAAGAAAAGAAACCATCAGCAGAAGCGTACATAAACGGAGCTAAAGACACGGAGAACGATTTAAAACAGGTGCAGTTAGCAATCATAGAGTTAGAAACAGAACTACGTTTACACGGAAGAGAAATCAATAGATGTCTGCATATCAATGGAGAATTAAAGAAAAGAATTGAAGAACTTGAACACGAACTTAAATACAAAAACGTAGAATTATGAGAAATGAGAAAAAAATGGTTGCATTAGCAGCAGTATTACCTGTATTAGCAGACTTCATCGAAGACTTAAACGACCAGTATGTTTTCAAACAAGACTTAAAACGTAAAGCAAACATCCTAGCAGAAGAAATACGCAAGGTAGACTATAAAGTTTTACAGGTATATGGAGAGAATAGAAAAGAAATATACCAACAACAAGTTGAATTACAACTGCTATTTAGAACGTGGATTGACGAAACAATAAACTTAGACTGATGCCAAGATGTAAAAACTGCAAGCAAAAGTTTGAACCTATCCGATTTTTACACAAATATTGTTTAAAAGACGAATGTATTAAAGTCTTTGTAGAAGAAGTCAAAGTAAAGCAATGGAAAGTAACCAAAACACGGATGAAAGAAGACTTAAAAACAACACAAGATTGGCTTAAAGAAGCTCAGACAATATTCAACAAGTATATAAATTTACGAGATAAAGGACTTCCTTGCGTTTCTTGTGGTAAGCCAATCAAAGGTAGAGTAAATGCTTCTCACTTTTGGAACGCAAACAATCATTATAACGTAAGATTCGATGAAGATAATGTACATTCAAGTTGCATTACCTGTAATCAATTCTTATCAGGTAACTTGTTGGAATACCGAACAAGACTATGTTCTAAAATCGGACAAAAAAGATTTGATGAACTGGAAGCAAAAAGACACGTTACAAAAAAATGGACTGCTGATGAATTGAAAGAAATTATAAAAAAATATAAAACAAAAGTGCGTCAATTAATTTAAAAGCATTATATTTGCATATAACAAAAACCAATCTAACATGAAAAATCTATTAAAAATTCAGGCAGAATTAAAATGTCCAAAAGGTAGTTTCAACTCATTCGGTAAATACAAGTATCGAAGTGCAGAGCAGATTCTTGAATCGTTGAAACCAGTTCTACAAAAACACGAATCAGTATTAGTTTTAAGTGATGAAATTATTCAGGTAGGCAACAAGCTATTTTTAAAGGCTACTGCTTCACTTTCTGATGCTGATAGTGTAATTCATTCAAACGGATTTGCAGAGTTAGGAGAACACAAAGGAATGTCATCTGAACAATGTACAGGTACTGCATCTAGTTATGCTCGTAAGTATGCTCTAAATGGATTGTTCTTAATTGACGAAACGGAATCAGACCCCGACTCAAAGGATAACACTCCAGCACAACCAAAGAAACAAACGCTAGACTCTAAAAGATTCCAAGACGCAGTCAAAGCATTAACGGAGGGAAAGATAACACGTGAATCGTTAGAAACCAAGTTCACGTTAACAGATGGTCAAATTGATATATTGAACGCGTTATGAAAGTTAGATGCTCTGCTATAGGACGAATAATGACTAACCCCAAAAAAAAGGAAGAGTTGCTTAGTCAAACTGCAAAGACTTACATTCACGAGATGGTTTTGCAAGATAAATACGGAATCAGAAAAGAGTTCAGTTCACGTTACACAGATAAAGGAAACGAAGTTGAGAACGAATCCATCAATCTAGTTAATGAAGTGTTAGACGTAGGGTTTATTTACAAAAACGAAGAACACTACCAAAATAATTGGATTACAGGAACACCCGATGTAAACACGGAGCAAGTTCTACTAGATGTAAAATCTTCTTGGGATGGTACAACCTTTCCATTCTTTGAAACCGAAATACCTACAAAGGATTACTTCTACCAACTTCAAGGTTATATGTGGCTTACAGGTAAACAACAGTCAATGTTATGTTACTGCTTAGTTGACACACCTGAACTAATGGTTGAGGACGAGATTAGAAGAACGCATTGGAAACTTAATCTAATGGAAGAAAGTTTAGAGCTACGTGATGAGATTCAGAAAAAGCATATCTTCTCACACATTCCAAAGAACAGACGTGTGAAAGTATTCTACGTACAGAAAGACGAAGCAGTCATTGAACGAATAAAAGAACAGGTAGAGCTTTGCAGAGAGTATTACAACACCTTAATAAATTTTTTATGAAACGAACTAAAGAAGAAATAGAAGAAGCAAATTTATGTCTTCATTTAATGTTTCCAAATTTAAGTACAAATTTACAATATAGGTTTAGGAATGCTATTCAAACAATAAATGGTGCTATTGATGAAATAGAAGAAATAAAAGACGAACCTATGGATCAGCAAATAGAAGATAAAATAGTATTACGTGTTTTGGCACGTTTTAACGAACGTTCACAAGTAGGAATAAACAAGTACAACACAACGCTTGAAAGAACTGATTTAAGCACTTTAGAATGGCTTACACACGCACAAGAGGAAGCTATGGACTTTGTTTTATATTTGGAAAAATTGAAAGACGAATACAATAAACCAAATTTGAAGCCGAAAAAGTTTACAGAACGATTAGAAGAAGAAATGAAAAAAAAGCAAGAATGGCTTTTATCACGAACAATGCCTAAATAAACACGAATGAAAATACAAAGTGAATTTATGAGAGTAGGTGAAGGAATTACCTACTATGAGCAATATTTTGAAACGCAAACACTTGAAAAAATAACACCAAGTGATTGGAGATTAATTCAAGATTTGGTTGATGATTTAGCTCAAATATTAAGTGAAGGAAATAAGGTTAAGGTTGATATTGAAATACAAGACAAATGAAAATAATAATAGAACAATACGACCACAAGATAACCTACGAAGTACCTTACAACGACTTGAATATGGAGCAGATGTTAGAAATACTTGAGCGACTTCTCCAAGCAACGGGGTATGTATTTAGTGGTAACCTTGAGATAGTGGACGATAGTGTGGAGGATGAAAGGGAATCATTTAGAATAGTTGATGATCCCAATGAACCAAAAATAAGAGTTGGAGATGCGACAATCACTACATATGATGAATTCGGAGTAAAACACGAAACAATTAAACAACAAGAACAATGAAAAAAGTAAGAATAGTTAAAAGAACAAATGTAGATGGAGTTATTACTTATATTATCCAACAAAAACATTTTATTTTTAGATGGTGGTGGGTAGATGCTTGGGTTAATAATGCAGTTGACACCAAGTGTGAATTTTCTTCATTAGAAGAGTTAGAAAATCATTTATGCTACTTTGATGGAAGTAAAACAAAGCAAGAAATATTAATAACCTTTAAACAACAAGAACAATGAAAACATTCACATCAGACAATTTAACAGCCCTACAAAAAGCAAAAGATTTAATTGAAAAATTCGGTCAAGAATTTGCCTTTAAAGTAGCACAAGAATTATTTAATGAAACCGATTGGAGCGAAGCACCATTTTGGGAGGAAGTTAAAGAAGAAATAACTAAACAACAAGAACAATGAAAATAGAAGTAGAGTATGATGCATATTGTCCACAATGTTGTGTATATATATGTGACCAAAGAGTAACATTTGAAGAGTGTTGTGATAATTGCGGAACACTTGTTGAATATCACTCAGATGAAGAATCTAAACAACAAGAACAATGAAAACAGCAATGCAAGAACTAAGAGATGACTTAGTTGCAACCTTAAAAACGGGTGATGAAGCTCTTAATGAAATTCAAGATATATCAATTAGAGAAAGTTGTCAAAAGGTTGTCCAATTAACATTAGA